AAAGAATTTCAGATTCTTGGATTTATGATCACTGCCCTACATAATCTATCTCTCAAATATGAAGTTCCTATTTTAACTTTCATTCAACTAAATAGAGATGGCATTACCAAGGAATCAACAGATACTGCTTCCGGTTCTGATAGAATCATTTGGCTATGTTCAAACTTTACGATTTATAAACGCAAGTCAGATGAGGAAATCGCAAAGGACGGTCCAGAGAACGGAAATAGAAAGCTTGTTCCAGTAATTTCAAGACATGGAGAGGGCATCCAGCCCGGAGACTATATAAATGCTGAATTAAAAGGTCAGTATGCAATGGTTGTCGAAGGTAAGACAGCTTTTGAATTAGACAATGGTTATGACAACGATAGCGACGGAGATTACTTTGGTGATGACGAAGACGTTCCATTTAAATAATAAGAAGATTGATTATGCTAAGGTCAGGACTTTAGAGAAAATTGCTGCTCAATATATAGATCAAATCCTAGAGTATTTTGACACTAAAAAATCATATTCAAATGATATATTAATTAAGTCATGCTGCCCTATACATGGCGGAGACAATCCGACTGCACTTAACTTTTACCCTAACGGAGACTTCAAGCCTCACTTCAAATGTAGAACTCATGGCTGTGAAGATATTTTTGGTAACAGTATGGTAAGTCTAATTAAAGGTATATTATCAAGAGTAAAATACAACTGGGAAAAAGAAGGGGACAAAGAAGCCTCATTTAGAGAGTCCGTTGAGTTCTTGCTATCATTTCTAAATAAGGACTTTGATTCACTAGAAGCTTCAAGCGCCAACATAGAAAAAATAAAGTTTGGAAGCTTGGTAAGAAACTTAAATTCCGATCCAGCAAAGTCAACCGGACCAACTCAAGAAGAATATAGAGCTAGAGTAGAAGTGCCTTGTCAATATTATCTTGACAGAGGTTTTTCATCTAGAATTCTTGAAGAATATGATGTCGGTTATTGTGATAATCCTGCAAAACCAATGTATGAGCGTGCAGTAGTTCCTATTTATGATAATGAACACAAGTATATAGTGGGCTGTACTGGCAGAAGTATCTTTGAAAAATGCGGTAAATGTAAACACTATCATAATCCTAAGAGAAAATGTCATCATTTTCCAAAATGGATGCATAGCAAAGGCTTTCAAAAGGAGAAATGGTTGTATAATTATTGGAAGGCTAAGGATGAGATAGTAAACTCTGGAGTAGCAATCCTAGTAGAATCTCCCGGAAATGTTTGGCGATTAGCCGAAGCTGGAATACACAATGTTGTTGCTATATTTGGAACAGCCTTTAATAATGAACAAAAGAACTTACTTGATGAGTCTGGAGCGCTTTCGCTTATATGCCTAATGGATAATGATGAGGCTGGACAGAAAGCCGCAAAGAAAATAGAAGAACAGTGTGCAAGACTTTATCGCTTGTACTTTCCAAGTTTTGATGCGGCTGACATCGCTGATCTAAATGTGGATACAGTGACATCAGACATCAAACCTTTCATTGAACAGGCTATGAAGGCTTATGAGGAGTTTTAAAATGAGTAGCTATAAGCTAAATGCAATTGATTATCTTTACAACAAGACATATGCAGATCGAGATAAAGCACTTATGTCTTTAGACATTCTGCTAGATCACCCTGCTGGAATTGGAGATCACTCCACAGGAGATCTATATTCAAATCTCGATGAAGCACTATCGGCTTTAGCAGATGCTGAAGACAAATTGGAAATATTAGAAATGTATTACGGTAGAGGCTAATAATGACACAAATAGTTGGGTTCGCAGGAAAGAAACAAAGTGGTAAAAATACCGCATGTAATTATATACTAGCACTTAAACTTGCAGAATTAGGTGTATGCAAGAAAACCAGACTGTCAGAAAAGGGAGTTGTTGAAGTCACTGATATATTTGGTGAAACTTTAGAGGACAAAGAGTGGTTTGAATTTTGTAATGAAAATCTAAATGTATCTAAACTTTTTGAAGATCATCTTGGAAATTATATCAGAATATATGGACTTGCTGATACCTTGAAAGATTTGTGTGTTGATGTCCTTGGACTAACATATGATCAGGCGTATGGAACTGATAAAGATAAAAATAGCAAGACAAATATTAGATGGTCTTCTGTTGATAAGAACAAACAGGAATATATGACTGCTAGAGAAGTTCTTCAATATGTTGGAACTGATTTCTTTAGAAAGTTAGACCCCAACGTTTGGATCAACTCTTTACTTAGAAAAATTAAAAAAGATAAGCCAGAAGTAGCGTTGATTTGTGATGTCAGATTCAAGAATGAAATACTACAACTCCAAAAAGAAGGCGCTTATATTATTGGATTAACAAGAGATCCTTACTCGAAGGAAGACCAGCACGCAAGTGAGAAAGAAGTAGAAGAAGGATTGTCACTATGTGATTCTGTTTGTGACAATGCAAAAGTAGGTGTTAAGAACTCTATTAAGATGGTCCATAATGGACTTAAGGGTCTTCCTAATGTTATTCCAAAGATGGAGAAATAATGTCTATCCCAATTGTGTATTTCAGAAGCAGTTCTTTCAATTCTCACAGAATGTGTCCGATGCAATATTACATGGAATACACTCTTGGCTGGAGAGGGTCATCTGGAAAGAAAGCCGACAAAGGAACTATTGTTCATAAGGTTCTTGAATTGTGCGCGCTTGCAAAGAAGGCCTTGCAAGATGGTCACGCAATTTTTAAAGATCATGAAATTGGTGAAATAGAGACTGCTAACTATGATTCAGAATACCTAGATGAGATTATTGATAGAGTATATGAGTATTATACATCTAGAACTACACATCATGACTGGAAGCCATTAGATCTAAAGCATTGCCGAAAATGGGTTTGGAAAATATTCGATGATGACGATGGCTTTTTCGATCCAAAGAACAGAACTGTCGTAGAGGCTGAGCCACACTTCGATTTTGAAATAGACGAGGAATGGGCAACTTATGAATACGAGCTGGCAGATGGAACAAAGCTAAAGGGGAATTTAGCGCTTAAAGGAACAATAGATTTAATCACAGATGTTGGTGATGGAGTCTATGAAATTATTGATTGGAAAACAGGAAGAAGACTGGACTGGGCTACTGGGAAAGAAAAAACCCAAGCTAAACTGCAAAAAGATCCGCAATTAAGAATGTATCATCTTGCTTGCAAAAAGCTGTATCCAGAAGTTTAAACTTTTCTTGTCACTATTCATTTTATGAATGATGGTGGCCCGTTCACTCTTCATTTCCAAGATAGCGATATTCCTGAAACGTTGGAAATGATAAAAGCTAAGTTTAACGTAATCAAGAATACAAAAACTCCAGAACTTAGAAAATCTTGGAAGTGTTCTAAACTTTGTCCTGCTGGTAAGACAACCTATGAAGGAACAGATGTAGATGTCATGGATAATATGTTTGGTGCACCTCTAACAAAGTGTGCACAAACAAAAGTCATGATTAAAGAAAATGGGATCGAATGGGTGACTGCAAACTGTATGTCTCCAGACCATGCTATTGGAAAATATAAAGCTCCGGGCGAAGTATGATTAAATTAGATTTTACACAAGACATGATAAGAAGCGCTAGAGAAAAAGCACAGTCTCTAGGATCAATCAATAACTCTATCCTAAGAGGTGGAGGTAATGTAGCTGGATATCTAGGCGAAGAAGCCTTAGCTCCATACATTAATGCTACTATTGTTAGTAACAACAGAGGTCTTGAAAAATACAACCACGACTTGCTAATTGAATCTGGCGACAGATTTGAAGTTAAAACAAAACGAAGAACAGTTACTCCAAGACCACACTATGATGTATCAATTGCTGAAACAAGCAAACATCAGAAGCCAGACGTTTATGCATTCATTAGCCTTGAGTTTGATAGGTCTAGTAAATCTCATCCAAAGAAATATTATGGATTAAAAAACATCTGGTTGTGTGGTTTCATGCGATCTGAAGAGTATTGGAAAAGAGCGCAACTTTGGAAAAGTGGAAAAATAGACTCTTCTAATAACTTCAAAACTCACGTTAACATGTATAATTTAGCAATCAGTGATTTGTATCAAGACTTTCTGGAACTAACAAAATGAAATATGTACCTCTTCACGTTCACTCAGAATACAGCCTATTGGATGGACTGTCTCAAACCAAACATATCGCAAAGAGACTGGAAGAAATAGAAGTCGATGCGTGTGCTTTAACCGATCATGGCTCTGTTAGTGGAGCGATTGACTTTCACAAAACAATATCTAATGGATTTAAGCCAATCTTAGGCTGTGAGCTCTATGTAAGCAAGCAGGCTGCAACAGTT